TGTACCCACGTCCTACACAAAATTTGGAGTGGCACTTTATTTCGGTTGAAGAATTAAACACGCCTGCGACTTTGTCAACGGTGTTGTACTACCCGCCTGGCTATTTGCGTGCGTTTACTTACAACTTAGCAATGGAGATCGCGCCTGAGTTTGGCGTTGAACCAAGCCCCCAAGTGCAACGTATTGCCATGACTTCTAAACGTAATCTCAAGCGTATTAACAACCCAGATGACGTGATGGCGCTGCCTTACGCATTGGTGGCCAACCGCCAGCGTTTCAACATCTATGCCGGTAACTACTAATGAAGACGCCGATCCTAGGCTCTACCTATGTGGCCCGCAGTGTGAACGCGGCGGATGCTCGCATGGTGAATCTGTTCCCAGAAATTGTGCCCGAAGCGGGCAAGGAACCGGCTTTTTTGAACCGCGCACCAGGTCTAAATTTACTGAACACAATTGGCAACGGCCCGATTCGTGGCCTGTGGGCGTTCTCTTCTAACGACACTGACGCCTTTGTGGTGTCAGGCACGCAGCTCTACAAGATCAACGCATCGTATGCGGCCACGCTAATTGGCAACGTATCAGGCACTGGGCCTGTAAGCATGGCTGACAACGGCACGCAATTGTTTATTGCTTGCCACGGCCCTAGCTACATCTACAACAACACAACTGGCGGCTTTGGCCAGATCACCGATCCTGATTTCCCAGGCGCTGTGACTGTTTGCTATTTGGACGGCTACTTTGTATTCAACCAGCCAGACAGCCAGTTGATGTGGGTAACTCAGTTGCTAGACGGCACGTCTATTGACCCGCTTGATTTTGCAAGCACCGAAGGCTCACCTGACGGCCTGTTGGCCGTGGTGTCCAACTTCCGCGAAGTGTGGGCCTTTGGCACAAACTCAATTGAAGTTTGGTACGACTCTGGCGCTACAGACTTTCCATTGCAACGCATCCAAGGCGCGTTTAACGAGCTAGGCTGTGCGGCGCACTACTCGATAGCCAAAATGGACAACGGTCTGTTCTGGCTTGGCCGTGATCGCCGTGGTCAGGGTATTGTTTATCGTGCTAATGGTTATGCTGGTGTGAGGATTTCAACCCACGCCGTTGAATGGCAGATTCAGCAGTATGGCGATATATCGGACGCCTTGGCTTATACCTATCAACAAGACGGCCACAGCTTCTATGTGCTGATTTTCCCTAGCGCTAACACCACTTGGGTGTACGACGCGTCTACGCAGGCTTGGCACGAACGTGCAGGTTTTGTTGATGGCGCGTTTACCCGTCACCGCAGTAACTGCCAAATGGCGTTTCACAGCAAAATTGTTGTGGGCGACTTTGAAAATGGTAACATATATGCGTTTGACCTAGACGATTACTCGGACAACGGCAGCATTCAAAAGTGGCTGCGCTCATGGCGCGCGTTGCCTACTGGCACTAACAATCTCAAACGCACCGCCCAGCACAGCCTGCAATTGGACATTGAGTCTGGCGTAGGTTTGAATAGTGGCCAAGGTGATGATCCACAAGTTATGCTTCGCTGGTCAGACGATGGCGGCCATACATGGTCTAACGAACACTGGTCGCCTATTGGCAAAATTGGCGAATATTACCGCCGCGTGTTCTGGCGCCGTATGGGCATGACAATGAAACTGCGTGACCGAGTGTATGAACTGTCGGGCACTGACCCTGTGAAAATTACGATCATGGGCGCTGAACTCATTTTGAGTCCAACGAATGCCTAGCCCTAATGCCAATCCAACGCCGATCACGCCACCCCGAGTGCCGTTGATTGACCCGCGCACAGGTCTGATTGATCGCGCTTGGTATTTGTTTTTTTTGTCGTTGTTAAATGTTGCAACTGCTGTTATTGATGACCCTGCTATCGGTACGGATACTGATTCCTTACTTGCAACTTACGACGCGGCATTAAGGTCAGTCAATCAAGAATTGCAAACGCTGCCACCAGTAGTTACCCTAATAGCGCCTGACGTATTGGGCGATTGCTGTTCGGCGTTGGTGTCTCAGATGGCTGAGATGCAAAAGCAAGTTGAGGCTTTGCAAGTGCAGCCGATTGTTGACGTGGGAGTAATCAACGCAACAATTGCGGCGCTATCTAGCGCGCCGGTAACTGTAACGGCCGACTTTACAGTTGGCACAAGCGCTTGGTACATTAACAACAAGTCTGGCTCGACTTGCACAGTGACCTTGCCAACGGCAAGTGCATGGTCAGGCCGTCAGATTACGTTTAAGAATATGCAGGCGCAAACCTTGGTGTCAGCGTCAAGTAATGTTGTACCGATTGACAGCACAACGGCTGGCACAGCAATTCTCTTGGCAGTTGTAGGAAATTGGGCGACAATGGTGTCTGACGGCACAAACTGGATCATTATGCAACAGGCCGCTAATAACTGCCTCTTATTGGAGTAAACCATGACAGTCACCGTAAAAGTATTAGTACCGGCAAAATATGCCGAGAATGCCCAAACAACCCAGTACACCGCGACTGGCGTTACGGCCATCATTGACAAATTTACCGCTACAAACATTAGCGCGTCTGCCGCCACAATCAGCGTAAACTTGGTAACTGTTACTGGTTCTGCTGGTAATACCAACTTGATCACCAAGACCAAGACTTTGCAGGCGTCTGAGGTTTATACGTTTCCTGAATTAGTTGGCCAAGTGCTTGGCTCCGGCGACTTTATCAGTACAATTGCAGGCACAGCCAGCGCAATCAATATCCGCGTTTCTGGACGTGAGGTGACCTGATGACAACTGAATTGGTAGACGATCGTGAAACAGCGCTTCGCGTTGGTTACGAAGCTACCGATTGGAGCGCGCCAGTATCATTTGAGGACTATCGGACATCGGTAAAAGATTGGATAATCAAGGCCATCAAACGCAACGATAAAGTTATTGGCGCGGTGTATCGCAAAGATGATGAGTTACATGTTTCCATTCTTCCTGAATGGCGGCGCATTTGGGTTACAAAAGGTTTGCTAAGACAACTTTTTAGCGGGCCAAAAGTAACTACAAGAGTTACGCAAGGGCATGATTACATGTACGATATATTGAAACGGCTTGGCTTTAAAGAATCTGACGGCGGTATGCTAGTCAAGGAGAATTAAAATGGGTATTGAAACAGCAATTCTTGGTAGCGCCGTATTAGGCGCTTTTAGTGCTAATAAAGCATCTAAAACACAATCGCAAGCCGCTACACAAGCTGCTGATATTTCTCAACAGCAATACGATCAAACGCGTGCAGACCAAGCGCCGTACCGTGAAGCGGGCTATAACGCATTAGCTGAAATGCAACGTACGGCAGGCAATGTGCCTGGCGCGTTTACGTTTGGCGCAAATGATTATCAACAAGACCCAGGCTATGCGTTTCGTTTGTCTGAAGGCCAAAAGGCACTTGACCGTAGTGCGGCGGCCCGTGGCGGCTTAATCTCTGGCGGCGCGTTAAAAGCCGCTACACGCTACGGCCAAGACATGGGATCGCAAGAATACCAAAACGCATACAACCGTGCTTTGACTGGCTACAACACTGGCGTGGCCAGTGAGAACCAGTTGTATAACCGTCAAGCAGGTTTGGCAGGAATTGGTCAAACGTCAGCTAATTTTACAAACAACGCGGGCGCTACTAACGCGGCTAACGTAGGCAATGCTTATGGTGCGGCTGCGCAAGCAAATGCGTCAGGTTACATTGGCGCGGCAAACGCTGCTGGGCAAGGTATCGGCCAATACTTAAATTACAACCAAAACCAAGCACAAAACTCCCTATTGCAACAAGTATTAAGAAATCGTAGCGGCGGGTATCCTTCCGGATACGGCGGGTTAATGGATTAAGTAAGGAACAAACATGGCACTCGTTGATCCAAACATCGCAATGGGGTACAAAGGTATCCCGCTTGAATTGCCCAACCAATTGGCGCAGTACGCGCAAATATCGCAAATTCAACAAGCGCAAAATCAAAACGCTTTGGCGCAATATCAGTTAAGCGCCGCGCAACGCGCAGATGAACAACAGTCTAAGCTATACAACGCAGCGCGTGGCCCTGATTTTAAATTGGACTTTCAAACTGCAATTCAATACGGCGCGCCAGGTCTTGCTGCGTTTAAAGCGCAACAAGAATCTACTAAAACACAAGGCGAGCTTGACGCCCAACAAAGAAAAGCAGCCACCGACCGCGCTGATGCTTTTTCAACTGCATTAGCTCCGCTTGTTGCAAACGTTCAAGCAAACAAACCTTTAACGCACAATGATGTATTTGCGCAAGCAAATCGCCTTGTTTCACAAGGTTTGTTAAGACAAGAAGACTTGGCGGCTATTCCAATGAATGCGGCTGAATTGCCAAAGTTTGTAATGAATATGGCAACGGCAACAGAAAATTCTCGTAAAGCGTTGCAGACTTATATGCCAGAAGCGCTTGTTGCTGGCGGAAACATAGTTAACAAGAATCCTTTGGCCGCTGGCGGCATAGGCAGTGTTATGGCGCCTGTTTCAATGACGCAGTTTGAAGCTGGCCGTTTGCCGATTATGCAACAGCAAGCAAACGCCGCGTCAGCAAACGCGTTGACAAACCAAGGCCGTTTGGGTGTTGAAACAAGTGGCTTAGGTTTGCGCGCGCTTCAAGCTGACCCATTCAATATAAGCGGGGCGCAAGCAGCGTTTCCGTTAACGGCCCCTGGCCGTGTTGGCGGCAGCGTAGGCGCGCCAGCCGTTGCAGGTGCACCTCGTGCTGCGGCGCCAGCCCCCGCGCCAGCAAACGCACCTGTTGCTGACACAATCAGCGGTAGACAAATGCCTTTGGGCGAAGCAATTAATACTGGTCTGACCGGCCCTGAATTGTTGTCTGTCATGCCAAAAAGTTTAGCGGGTCAAGTAAATGCTATTTTAGAACACCGCGCCGCACCGCCAGCAGGCAACACTACGCGCTCATCTCAATTGATGCAAATTGTGCAAGCCGCCGATCCTACATACGACGCGCAACAGTACAAAACTAAACAAGGTATTGAAACTGCATTTACGGCTGGCTTGCCAGCACGTACTTTGAAATCAATCAATGTTGCGGATGACCACTTAAAAGTTTTGAATAGCACAATTGGCGCGCTTCAAAACGGCGACGTAAAACTGTTAAATCAATTAGGCAATACTATATCAACGCAAATGGGCGCCCCTGCGCCAACAGATTTTAATGGCGTTAAAACTATTGTTGCCGACGAGCTTGTCAAAGCTATTCTTGGCGGCGCGGGTGCATTGGGTGACCGTAAAGCTATTCAAGAAACTGTTAATTCAGCTAGTTCTCCTGAACAATTACAAAGCATGATTAAGCGCTATCAGCAACTTATGGATGGCCAGCGTACGGGTCTTGCAGAGCAATATAAATCTGGTGGCGGTAATAACACTAACGTTCTTAATTTGCTAAATAAAACCAAACCTGCGGCTACGCAAGGAACTGGTGGATTTAAATACCTTGGTAAAGAGGGCTAATAATGGCTACTAAATACCGTGTTCAAGGTCCTGACGGCGCTATCCATGTTTTTGAAGGGCCTGATGACGCAACTCCTACCCAAATAGAATCATTTGCGTCTCAGACTTTTGGTGCCGCGCCCGCTACGCCAACTGCCACTACGGGAATACCCGGCCAACGCAAGTCACCCACAATGGGCGAATTAGCGCTTGCGTCGCCTCCTGCGCGGATGCTGATGGGGATGGCAACGCCACTAGTAGGCGCCGTGCAACTGGGCGCAAACGTAGGTGATTACATTAATGAAAAGATTGGCCAAAAGCCCGTTGTAAGCAAAGCAATTTCCAACTGGTGGAATGATCTTCAAGCCGCTAAAGAACGCGGCATGGCTGGCAGCGAAGCGCCGGGTATTAAACCAGTTGATATATTAGGCGGTGTTGGTACTTTAATGACGGGTATGATGCAACCGTCAAGCGCCGTGACAACCGGCAAACAAATTTTAGAAGGTATGAAGCAAGGTGCTGTATTAGGCACAGCACAACCTGGCACAACCAAATTATCTGACCAAGCTGTTGGCGGCGTTGTGGGCACTGCATTGGGCGGCGCAGCGCCAGTTGTTATTCCTGCGGCGGCCAAAGCATTAGGTTGGATGTGGGATGCGGCAAGCGGTCGTTTGATCCAAGTTAAAGCAGGCAAAATTATGCGTGAGATTGCTGGCAATGACTTGGCCGCAATACAAGCAGCTAACGCCAACGCGGCTCCCGGTTTGACTTCAGCGCAAGCTGTCCAAGAAGCAGGTATTCTTAATCCTGCGCTTCAAGCTATGGGCCAGCGCGCTCCAACGTCTAATATTGCTTCGGCTAAAGCAGTTAAAGAAGCAGCGGATGTTGCGGGCCGCGTTAGCCAACTTGAAGCTGTTACGCCTAATTTAGCCAAAGCTTTGTCTGAGCGTGAAGCCGCCGCAACTTCAAACTATGGTGCTGCTCAAACTGCAGACGCGCAACGTCTCGCATTATTAGCGGCGCAAGAACAACAGTCCCGTACATTGGCAGGAACTGCCGGCCCAACTTTTGAGGCAAAGATTGCGCCTGAATTGCAAGCGTTAAAAAACAACCCTGCTATTGCTGCCGCGCAAACAGAAGCTAAACGATTGGCTGCAACACAAGGTGTTGATTTGGGCAAAGACCCAATGAGTACGCTTGAAGGTTTGCACTACATGAAATTGGCAATTGATGCCCAATTTAAAAGCCCAACTGCTACAACTGCTTTGCAAAATTACAGTACTGCGGCTTTGCAAAACACTAAGTCTCAACTGTTAGGCGCAATTGATAAATTGTCGCCAATGTATAGCGGCGCTCGTGTTCAATACGCTTCAATGTCTGAGCCAGTCAATCAAGCGCAAGTCTTGAATAAGATGGTAGAAACCCTTAAAGGTTCCGGCGCGGCGGCTGAAAAACCAGCGCAGTTCTTAAACGCGCTTGGCCAAGGCGAGTCTGCGCTTCTTAAACGCGCCGATCAGAACCCACGTTTTGGGGGTGTTAGTGAAGTTTTGACGCCCGAACAAATGGCGGCGGTTAATAAAGTTTCTGGCGAATTAAAGCGCGAAGCAGCTATGAATGATTTAGCGACTTCTAAACAAGGTATGGAAGCGTTGGCGGGCATTTTAAAAGAGCGTGCTGTTACGGCGCCTGGCGTTAATGCCCCTGCGGCAATCATCAATAAAGTGTCCAGCATTTTGCGTGGTCGTGTTAACGACAAAACACTTGAGACAGTTGCTAACGGCATGATGTCCGGCAAAAGCGCCAATGAGTTGTTGGCCACGCTTCCTGCTGTAGAACGTAATGAAGTTCTTAGAGCGCTTGCCGAGTCAAAAGTTACAGGTGCTGAAGCTGGTGCTGCGGTAAATGCTTTAGCCCCACGTCGTAAAAACCAAAACGCATTGGCACAATAATGGACACTCAAGTTTTATTTAACATCGCGGTCAGCTTGGCTGGCTTTTTGGGCGGCTGGGTTCTGAATAACATCTATCGTTCGCTGGAGCGTTTGGACACAGACGTTCGGGCCATGCCTTTTAACTACGTCACCCGCGACGACTACCGCGCCGACATGCGCGAAGTTAAAGATATGCTGGCCAAGATTTTTGACAAACTTGACAACAAGGTTGACAAATGAATGCGCTGGTTTTGGTTACTGCTCATATCATTGGTTTTTTGGGCAAATGCCAAAGCAC